AAATTTCAATTGGATCAAGTAGCTGCCAGTATGTCAGTTTTTAATAATGCTTTTGTTGAGGCTTCTAAAGAAGTCGCTGAAGAAGTTTTAGAAGAAGAAGAAACCAAAGAGGTAAATTAAGATGTTATATATAAATATATTTATGTGGATATGCACTATTATTGCAATAGCTTCACTTGTGGCTGCTGTTTCTCCTACTCCTAAAGGAGATAAGTTTTTAGCAAAACTTTATAAGGGTATTGATTTTTTAGCTTTAAACATAGGCAAAGCTAAAGATAAATAGATGGCCAGAAAAACCACCGTGGAAGTTGCAGCAGATCTAGACAAGCACGAAGCAGTGTGTGCTGAACGGTGGCGTGAAACTATTTACAGAATTAAACGTCTAGAAGTTTTAATTATCACAACGTTGGCTTCTTTAATTATTGGAATGGCCAGTATATTAAGTAGCCAAATTTTTTAAAATGAAATATGCCCTACGCCAAATATACATTCAAACCAGGAATCAATCGTGAAGGTACTGATTACAGTAACGAAGGCGGTTGGTTTAATGGTAATTTAGTACGCTTTCGTCAAGGAAGACCTGAAAAAATAGGTGGTTGGCTAAAAGATACTGAAACTAGCTACTTAGGCACGGGCAGAGCTTTGCATGGTTGGGTTGATATACAAGGAACTAAATATTTAGGGCTTGGGACCACATTTAAATATTACGTTTCAACGGGGGAGAATTTTGATGACATTACTCCTATCCGAGCAACTACAACTAATGGTATTGTATTTGCAGCAACCGATGGATCTTCAACTATAACTGCAACAGACTCAAGTCATGGCTGTGTTGTTAACGATTTCGTTACTATTTCTGGGGCAGCATCTTTAGGAGGTTTAGTAACCGCAGCGGTTTTAAACCAAGAATATCAAATAACAGCAGTTCCTTCTTCTAGCACTTACACGTTTACTGCTAAAGATACGGACGACGATACTGTCACAGCTAACTCCAGTGACTCAGGAAATGGTGGTTCGGGGGTAGACGGATCGTATCAAATTAATGTAGGTCTTGATGTGTACGTTCAAAGCACAGGGTGGGGAGCAAATACTTGGGGAGCAGGTACGTTTGGTAGTTCTTCTCCTTTAAGTTCCAGTAATCAATTACGTTTATGGTCGCATGACAATTTTGGCGAAGATCTTTTAATGAATGTTCGTGGGGGTGGCGTGTATTATTGGGACGAAAGTGGAGGCTCTAGCGTAAGAGCTAAAGCTTTTTCAGAACTTACAGGGGCAAATTTAGTGCCTACTATAGCTTTACAAATATTAGTAAGCGACATAGACAGACACGTAATTTGTTTTGGAGCAGACCCAATTAATGACAGTAATGTTAGAACTTCGGCGTCTGACCCAATGCTTATTGCTTGGAGCGACCAAGAAAGTGCTGTTGAATGGGAACCGTTGTCCACTAACACGGCAGGGTCTCTTAGACTTTCCGCCGGGTCTTTAATTGTTGGAGCAATGAGAGCGGGTCAAGAAACATTGGTGTGGACAGATACTTCAATGTACAACTTACAGTTTATAGGGCCTCCTTACACATTTGGCACAACTTTGATGAACGAAGGGGTAGGATTAATTAGTCCAAAAGGCGCTGTAAATACTCCTCGTGGAGCTTTTTGGATGGACAGAAAAGGTTTTTATAACTATGCAGGAACAATAGCTCCTGTTCCTTGTAGTGTGCACAGTTATGTATTTAGTGATATAAATGAAGGGCAGTCCTATAAAGTTTTTGGGTTTTTAAACAAACAATTTAATGAAGTTGGATGGTTTTATCCTTCTGCTTCCAGCACAGAAGTAGACCGCTATGTAACGTATAACTATAACGATCAAACGTGGAGCATTGGTGAACTAGCGCGTTTTGCATGGCTTGATGAAGGTCTTGTTGATTATCCTAGAGCCACAGGAAAAAGTAGCTCAACCAATTATTTATACAGACATGAAGAAGGTAATGACGACGATGGTTCTGCAATGTCTAACGTTTTTATCGAGTCCAGCGACATGGACATACAAGACGGAGATTATTTTTCTTCAATCAGTCGAGTCATACCAGACGTTAAATTTACAGGCAGTGGTGGAACAGACCAAACAATTAACTTTGTTTTAAAAACCAGAGACTACCCCGGAGAAAGTTTAACTACAAACACAACGCAAAACGTAACCGGAACAACAACAAGGTTAGACACGCGCCTACGCGCGCGACAAATGGTTTTTAGGATTGAATCGGATGATGATAATTCAGACGTTGATACACAAAAAGGTGTGGGTTGGGTATTGGGCGATACTCGTATGGACATTAAACCAAGCGGTCGTAGATAGTGGCAAAATTATTAAACACCAAGTTACCCGTTGCTTTTAATGAAGTTAAACCTGATGTTTACAATAAAATGATTAGAACGATTGAGCTTAGTCTTAATAAGTTTGATCCAAGTGCGACACCAGAGTTTACAGAAACGGAACGCAATAAACATTTATTTAATGCTGGTGATATTATTTGGAACACTACTCGCAAAACAATACAGTATTTTGACGGAACAAACTGGTACAACTTATCCACAGAAGAAGAAGTAGGACTGCAAGGAAAAGCTTCTGTAGGAGAAGTGACGGTAACGCTTGATGGAAACGTAACAATAAATATAACCGGGCCTAAATATGGTTGGGATATAGAGAAATGGTACACATAATGAACAAAGAAAGGTTAATAGAAGAACTTATTATTGATGAAGGAAGCATAAATAAAGTCTACTCAGATCATCTTGGGTTTCTTACGTTTGGCGTTGGTCATTTAATCTTGGACACAGATCCAGAAATTAATCAGCCCGAAGGAACTCCAGTATCAGACGAAAGAATCAACGAATGTTTAGATAATGATATAGACATTGTGTGCGACGAATTAAACAGAAACATGCCGTGGTGGAAAGAGCTAGATGAGACACGTCAGCGTGTTCTTGCTAATATGTGTTTTAACTTAGGTTGCCCTAGATTAAAGAACTTTAAAAAATTCTTAGCTGCTTTAGAAGGGGGTGATTTTGAGACCGCTGGAGAAGAAATGATGGACAGTAAATGGGCCACACAAGTAGGAAATAGAGCCGTTAGATTGCAGGAGAAAATGCTCCATGACAGCTAAAGTTAAACAAATAAAAAGAAAACCCATGAAAAGTGGGAAAGTGTCTAATTATAAGAAAGCTTTAAGGAGGCCGTAATGGCTAAGAAAGGACTGTACGCAAACATACACGCAAAAAGAAAAAGAATAAAAGCTGGGTCAAAAGAAAAAATGAGAAAGCCCGGTACTAAAGGCGCTCCTACAAAAGCAAATTTTAAACGAGCTAAGAAAACGGCTAAGAAGTAATGGCAGAAAGAAAGAAAGCAATACGAAAAACCACTAAAGGCAAAGGCGCTAATTATCGTCCTACTAAAAGTGGTGCAGGCATGACCAAAAAAGGTGTGCGTGCTTATCGTAAAGCAAACCCTGGATCTAAGTTAAAAACAGCCGTAACAGGGAAAGTAAAGAAGGGAAGTAAGGCAGCGAAACGACGTAAATCTTATTGTGCAAGGTCTGCGGGTCAGCTTAAGAAGAGCTCTGCTAAAACAAAGAATGATCCTAATTCAAGGATCAGACAAGCGCGCAGAAGGTGGAAATGTTGATATGTATGAATATAGTTGCAAAGTTAAAAGAGTGGTCGATGGTGATACTATGGATGTTGTTCTTAACCTTGGCTTTGATATCCTCTACGATTGCAGGGTTCGTTTGGGTGGTATTGATACGCCCGAGTCGAGGACTCGTGATTTGGATGAAAAAGCACGAGGTAAGCTCAGTAAAGCTTATCTTAAAGAAAGTATTAAAGGAAAAAAGATTGTATTAAGAACCAAACTAAAAGACTCCAGAGGCAAGTTTGGCAGGGTTATTGCTGAAGTTTGGGCAGAATTTGAAGAAGGTTCAATGCGTAACGTCAATGAACTAATGATAAAAGAGTGCCACGCAGTCAAGTACAATGCAGAAAATAAAGCGTTAGTGCACGACGCTCACATGGCAAATCGTGCTATATTAATAGAAAAAGGACTGTTTGTTCCTGTGGAGAAATAATATGAAATTAGGTTTATTAAAAACATTGATAGGAACAGTCGCTCCTACGTTAGGAACCGCGTTAGGAGGACCCATGGGAGGCATGGCTGCTAACATGATAGCAGATGTATTGGGTTGTGATCCTGAACCAAAAAAGATACAAAAAGCTATAGAACAAGCCACTCCTGAACAATTAGCAGAACTAAAAAAAGTTGAGACGGATTTTGAAATCAAAATGAAAGAACTCGACATAGATCTGTTTGCGTTAGAAACAGCAGACATACAAGACGCCAGAGGAAAATTTGGCAAAGACTGGACAGCCAGAATAATGGGGATCCTTGTGGTTGGTGGGTTTATGGGGTATATATTCCTTGTAACGCTACAACCACCCGAACAAAACTCAGAAGCATTGATTAATTTGGTGTTGGGCTATTTAGGTGGCTTAGCTTCAGCTATAATCAGTTTCTATTTCGGGGCTTCACACAAACAAGACACGGACTAAAAAAGACGATAAGATAGGTGACATTATGGCAGATAATTGGTGGGAAGATAAAAGTTGGATGGAAGGGATTGAAGATGATACTTCTTTCTTAGACGACGACGCTACAAATTACTACGGTGCAGATGATCTCAGTTGGTTAGACGATCTTGATACTTCTTTCTTAGGCGATGACATTGATATGGATTCGGAATGGTGGGAAGATAAAAGTTGGATGGAAGGGATTGAAGATGATACTTCTTTCTTAGATATGTTCAGCGGAGATGACACAAATTGGTATGGCGCAGATCAAGACATGTCGTCTAATATTGACTATAACGATCTTTTTGATAAAGAAGGTAATTTTACAGGATACAACTACGAAAGTCCTTTTACACCAGAAGATGAAACAGGAATATTTGGCGGTACAGCCGGTCCTAAAATACGGAAAGCTGCAAGTGAACTTTTTAGTAAGTTTATTGGCGGCGGTTCAGGTGGCAAGAAAAAAACTGGCGGAGGTATAACAGACCTCTTAAGCGCTTTAGCGGGCGGATCTAAAAACATGCTGGACAACGATTTAATAAAAATCTTGTTGGGCAAAAAATTATTGGACGACGACCGAAAAGGCGGTTCCGCGGCATACGTTCCTATTGGACAAGAAGCCTACGGCGGTGGCGGTGGACAACCCAACTATCAAATATCTAATATACAACCAGCCTTACTACCGGGAATGGCTTATGCCAATCAACCCACTACTTACAACGCAGATCCCCCTCCCGGTATGCAAGGAGGTGGGATAGCCAGTTTAGAAAATAGGATGGAAGGACCGGGGGACGTAACAAAAGCTATGTTAGAACCCGGAGAGTTTGTCATGACAAGAAAAGCAACGCAAAACCTAACTCCTGAATACTTATATAATTTAATGCACCAAGCAGAAAACGCAGGAAGGATGAGATAATGGCCGCTTACGCAAATAACACAACAAAGGCAACTTACGAAGAACCTTATGCAGCAGCGATGCGAAAAGGCTATTTGGACTCCATGTTCAATTTTGCCAATCAACCAACTCCCGTTCCTGTTAGACAACATGCTGGCTTAGATCCTTATGAAATGCGCGCTCGTGAAATGGCGGGGGGCTTAGGAGGATTTTCTCCTTATATGCAACAAGGTTCACAAATGATGCAAGAAGGCTACGGCACTCAACAACAAGGCAGGGGCATGTACGGCAGAGGCGCAGACGCCACTAATTTAGGTATTGGCATGTACGGCAGAGGGGCTAATCTAACCGATCAAGGTGCGGGCATGTACGGAACAGCAGGAGCCTATCAAGATACAGCAGCGGGCATGTACGCTCCGGGTGCAGCAAAACAATTTTATGATCCTTACGAAGACAGCGTAGTACAACAAACATTAGCGGATTTAAAAGAAGCGGGTATTGGGCAAGGCATTGAAGACAGAGCAGGACAAATTGGGCAAGGCGCGTTTGGCGGATCCCGTGGTCGTTTAATGGAAGGCGAAAGATCAAGACAACTAGGACGTGGAGCCGCGGAGGCAGTAGGCGCTATTCGTTCAAGAGGTTATGAAGGAGCCAGAACAGCCGCACAAAACGCTGGTAGAGGGCTGAGTCAAATAGGAGGCCAGTTTGGAAACTACGGACAAGGAATGGGAACTTTGGGCGGACAGTACGGAAACTTTGGGCAAGGTTTAGGTGGATTAGGAAGTCAGTTTGGGCAATTCGGCCAAGGACTGGGATCGCTTGGCGGTCAGATGGGAACCATGGGCGGTAACTTTGCAGGATTAGGAACGACAGGACAAAGTAATTTACTAACACAAATGGGTGCTCTTAGCAAAATGGGTGGCCAAGCCAGAGGCATACAAGACACTATGTACGGCGCTCAATTTGACGCAGCCAATAGATTAGCCGAAGAACCAGGTCAAAGACTGGGTCAATACGGTCAAGCGTTAGAAGGACTGTTGCCAGACACCAGATCAAGGACTCAATACGGTCAAACAGACAACAAATTTAATTTTATAGATGATCTTAAAAAAATGTTAGGGTTAACATAATGAATTGGAAAGGCAGACAAATGTTCGGCGGTGGCCCTAGCGGCATCGTTCAAATGATGGGTGGCGGAATGACACCCTATCCATCACACACAATGCCTGACGGAACCGTTATGCGTGGAGCTGTGCATGGACAAGGCTACCAAGCAGGTGGAATGGCAGTCCCAACAGCCCCTGCTGAATCATCTATGGAGCAACGTATAGCACAAATAGCCGCACAACAAGGAAAAAGCGTACCAGAAATGAAGGCTCAGATTTTACAAAAAACAGCAACCGACCAAGGACTGCAACTTCCTCCAGAAGCCATACAGCAATATGCTGTGGGTATGATTAGCTTACAAGATGCTTTATCACAAGGAACACCCGCCATGCAGGCAGGTAGTATGGGCGCAATGGCAATGCAACAACCCAACGCTCAGATACAAATGCAAGCAGGTGGGCTGTTAATAGGAAAAGATCAGTTTGTAGACCCTAGCCCGGACGGGCAAGAAATGTTGACCGAAGAGACCAGAGTATTGAAAGGTCTTTACAACGACATAATTAAAGCCATGGAACAAACCAGCATGGACTTTGACACTATTATTGATAGTAGAGTAACGCAAGGTAGCGTAACTAAAAAAGCCGCCGAAGACTTAAAGAAAGTTTACGCCATTCAAAAAATGCGCCAAGCGCAACAGATGCAAGAGCCTCCACTTAGACCAGGAATGGGTCCTAAGCCTTATATGAAAGAAAATCAAAATACTAAAGGCTACCCCTTTGAAGACATGATGATGGAAATGCAAGCAGGTGGAATGGTGGGCGCAGAATTGTTTGAAGAAGGTGACAGCGACATAAACAATGCATTGAATACCATGGCTTCTGTTTCTAACCCAAAGGTCCCTGATATGCCAGCCAGCAACGGCATGGCTCTACCCGGTGGAGAAATGGGTGGAGAAGAAATCACCATGGACCAAGGACTTGAAGAAATGGAAGTATTGGAGTTAAAAACTAAATACCAAGAAATAGCTTTAGCAACAGTAGAAGCGGCTAACAAAGCCATTCAAGAAGGTGCACCACCGGAGCAATTAAAAGAACCGATTAAAGAAAGATTAATTGCAATTGATAAACAATATCGCCAGAAAACGGGAGCAGAAGATACCATTCTTACGCCAGAATTTATGGCTAAACTTCAAGGGTTAACGGACGTAATCCCTGCCATGCAAGGCGGCGGACTAAAAGGTTATGAACCGGGTGGAGTAGTTACTGATGATGAGGTTTCAAGCCTTTATGTAAACACTGAACTTGATGATGCACAATATGTATATAGCAACGCTGTAAAAAGAAGAGTAGAACTAGAAGATAAATTAGCCGAAGAAACAAACCCTAGAAACAAATGAACAATTTTACAACAGTTAAAAAAGGCAAAAGAAATAGAAGCGCTAACCGGAGCTGAATATGAACGTTTAGGCGAAAGTCAGGCAAACACTGGTTCTACACCAACACCTACTTCGACGCCTACTCCAACACCTACACCTACTCCGACGCCT